ATGGTTTAACAACTTTTAATATTCCAGATTACAGAGGTGAGTTTTTAAGAGGGTGGGATCATGGAGTTGGAAGAGACCCCGATAGAGCATCAAGAACCAACAGAGGTGATGGAACAACAGGCGACAATGTAGGAACAAGACAAAGTCAACAATATCAAAGCCACATTCATAATTCAATACATTCTTGGTTAGATATAAGTTCCACTGTTCCTTCTATACTAGCAACACATAATCCATCGCCAACAGTATCAAATTGGGCAGATAGATATGCCGGAGGCAATGAGACTAGACCTAGAAATATAAATATGTTAATTTGTATAAAATATTAGTTGATGACTAAGGAGATAAAATGAGTTTAGATATACCAACTAAAAACCCAGGAGATAATTTTTTATCAAATGAATGTAATGAAATAGTTGAAGATGCTAATTCAATGGTTGGAATAGTTTTACCATTTGCTGATGACACACCTCCGGCTGGATGGTTAGAATGTAATGGTGGTGTTATTTCAAGAACTACATATTCTAGTTTATTTTCAATATTAGGAACTAAATACGGAATAGGAGATGGCTCAACAACTTTTAATATTCCAGATTGTAGAGGGGAATTTATTAGAGGGTGGGATCATGGAATTGGAAGAGATCCTGACAGAGCATCAAGAACCAATAGAGGTGACGGAACAACAGGGGATAATGTAGGTACTAAACAGGGTTATCAAATTCAAAGCCACATTCATAATTCAATACATTCTTGGGGAGATACTCCCGGAAGTAATTCTCTGCGAGCAACCCATAGCCTAAATAAAGTTTTATCAACTTGGCAAAATAGATATGCCGGAGGCAATGAAACCAGACCTAGGAACGTGAATGTTTTATTTTGTATAAAATATTAAAGGAGATAAAATGTTAGATATACCAACTAAAAACCCAGGAGATAATTTTTCAGCAGGTGAAATTAACTCTATTGTCACTAATGCTAATTTAATAGTTGGAGTAGTTATGTCATTTGCTAGAGATACTGTTCCTAATGGATGGTTAGAATGTAATGGAGCTGCTATTTCAAGAACTACATATTCTGGTTTATTTTCAATATTAGGAACTAAATACGGAATAGGAGATGGCTCAATAACCTTTAATATTCCAGATTATCGTGGTGAATTTTTAAGAGGGTGGGATCATGGAGTTGGAAGAGACCCCGATAGAGCATCAAGAACCAACAGAGGTGATGGAACAACAGGTGACAATGTAGGAACAAGACAAAGTCAACAATATCAAAGTCACATTCACCAATCAATACATTCTTGGGGAGACATAGGTGGGAGTGGTAATAATTCTATACGAGCAACCCATTACCCATCGCCAACAGTATCAAATTGGCCAAATAGATATGCCGGAGGCAATGAGACTAGACCTAGAAACGTGAACGTTTTAATTTGTATAAAATATTAAGATAAAATGAGGTATAAATTTTAGAACTCAAATTGGAATTGATACATGAACGACCATACATCTACATTTTTTTCTCCAAGACCTGAAGATATTATGACGGAAGAAAAAATTAATGATTTGATATCATTTATACCAGAAAATGAAGTAAAATATTATATGGTAAAAGTTGATAATTCTGGATTAGAATATAAACAAATCGTCAAATTTTTAGGAGAAACATTTTTTAACGAACTGAGAGGGGTGGAATTTAATGGATAAAGAAATCTTTAAAACTAAATGGGTAAAAGTAATTGAAACACCAAAAGGATTTCAATTTTTAGAAAGAAGGAATAAAGATTCTGTTGCAATATTTATTACCAGACAATCATTAGATGATTATGAAATTTTAGTTCGTTACCAACCTATGCCATTAGACAACACTGATCACCAGAAATTATATCCATGCCCCGTAACAGGTTCTTTAGAAAAAGATCCTAATGAAATTGGTGATATTGAATTGACAAAAGAAATTTTTGAAACAGCCAGAAGAGAAGTATTAGAAGAAACAGGATATGATGTACCAACTTTAAATTATATTGGAAAATATATAGTCGGCACTCAAACTAATGAAACGGTATATATGTTTCATGTTGATGTCACAGGATTGATTCCTTCTGACCCAGAAGGTGATGGTGGTTACCATGAATCAATTAGTAAAAATATTTGGGAACCATTTGATAATTTAAGAGATTTTGATTATTCAGCTTGTAAAATAGGTTGGTCTTTATTAAAAGACATTTTAAATAATTCATAAAATATCATCATGATATTTTAATGCCACTAAGTCACCCCCCCTCTCCCGACTTAGTGGCATTTTTTTTACCACTTTACTTTTTTAATTAAATACTCTATATTATATTCAGGTAAAAGGAATATTTATGAAAACAGAATTAAAATCAAAAGGTATGGATGGAAAAACAATAGCAACCGGAAAGCTTATTGAAGATGTTATGGATAAAAATATAAGAGAATATGTAAGTTTTCAAATAACTGAAAACATTATTGATAAATTTATTGATTACCAGAGTATATTTCTAAAAGTAAATCTTCTTTAATTTATGATTTCAAATTATTTGATGAGGATGGCGAGCTTTATTTTTATGGTTCTTGTGATAATGATTCAAGTTTTGTCCCTTTAGGTTATTTTAGGACAAGCTATGGTTGCACAGAAATTCAATGTAAAAATCCAGAAACAGGAATTTATGAAACATTATAAGATAAACAATCAGGAGCGAAAAAATTGAACATTTTAGATAAATATCATTTGAAGGGATTATCAAAAATATCAAATTATATTGATGCTGCTTTAGTAACTAAAGATCCTATTTTATTTTTAGGAGAAAGCGGATGTGGTAAAACCACCACTTTTAGTGTCGTTATGAAAGCTATGGGAAAAATCATTCAATCTATTGATACTTCAAAAGTAAATCCTGAAGAATTATACGGATTTCCAGTTCCAATTAAAAAAGATGATGGTACTTACAAAATGGAATTTTGTGAAACTCCATTAACAGTATTTGGTAAAAATTCTTTGTTATTTAATGAATTATCTAGGTGTCGCATAGAAACACAAAATCAGATACTTGATATTTTACAAGAGAGATGTGTTCAAGGCATGCCATTAGAAGATTTGCAATATATTTGGGGAGATTTGAATCCTATAGAATATGCTGGTTCAGAACCATTACCTTTAGCGACAGCCAGAAGATTTTCAGCGATATTAAAATTTCCAACTTACAAAGATATGATCATTGAAGAAAGATTACAAATTAATAGTATTGATATTAATACTATTTCGGAAGACGGAGAATACATTAAATATATTTCTAAAATTGAAAAAGTTTATTTAAAAGAAAAAGATAAAAGAATATATTCAAAGTGGAGAGATTCTTTTTTAATGGAATTATCCGAATCAGTTAAATACAGTCCTAATGGCAGACAAGCAGGATTTATTGATAGATTTTTAGCAGCAGTAACAGCAGTAAATATTGTTAATGGCACCAAAAAGAATCTTGCAAAAATAGGAATGGAAGTTTGTTTTATGTTGATTCCAGAAATGGTTTCAGATGAACCAATCGAAACATCTGAAATTGAAAGAGCAGCAGAAAGGGCAAACAACAATATTTTTAACAATATTATTTCAGATTTAGGGATTCACGATAAAGACCCAATTATTTCAATTGATAAATTATGGAATAGTAAAAAATTAAGCAATTATGAAAAGTCTATTAATTTAGAAATTTTTTGGCGTAAATTAGCTGACCACCAAAAGAATATTATTTCTTTAGCTTTTTCTGACAGAGATGATGAAAGAATTAACCAGGAGATAGCTCAAGAAATCGCTGAAAGATTAGAAAATTTAATGTTAAAACCAAATGTCACAAGATATGATTTAAAAAGTTTAATTTTGACAGATGACATGGAAAAATTTTCAAAAATTTTAGACAATATAGAAAATTACGGAACTGTTGGTAATTGTTTGAGTGCTGTTTTATCTAATAATGTTTTAGAAATACCAATTAATGTAATAATAAAAGACTTTTTTCGCATATTAGATATTTTTGAAAATGATGATAAGGAACAAATCAAACAAAAAAATTTAGAAGAGATTAAAAAATTCAGAAAACATATACCAATTAAAACAGTAAAAGATATTTGTGATAATTTAAATATCCCTAGAAAACAAAGTCGTGATAAAATGATAGAATTAATTGTTTCTTCCACGAAAGAAAATTTAAGTAATTTAGATGTGATTGAAATTTATTCAAAAGATTTAGCAGATTATATTCGTGAGGATATTTCATGAAGGTGATGGGATTAAAAAAGATACCAATTGATAAGAATAATTATTTTTTAGAAAAAGTTGACATTGAGATCACTGAAGAATTATTTTATCGTGATAATGATTTTCCATATGTTGGGGATCCAAATTCAAACAATAAAATAGAAAAGAAAATATTTGAACACATTGACAATGAAGAAAAAATCAATGAAGAAATATTTTTAATTAATAAAAAAACAAAATATTTAGTTTGTGATAGTTTTGAAACTTCTATTGG